CTATTCGTAATAGGGCTGCGTCACCGTGCAGCTATAGAACGGGCCAACATTCGTGTAGTAGCCGTTTACCAGATAGGAGACACTCCCCTCCCCGGACAGGCCATAGAAATCAACTGAATTGGTAAATATGTTATAGATGCCGCCATCCGTAATATCACTGATCAGCCCATAAGTGGGCAGCAGCGTTTTATCCACAAAGGGATTTTTCACGGATACTCTGCCATTTTTCAGCTGTACCGGCTCATATTCAACCGTCTGGAAGGTAAAGCGGATCCCACGCGGTGTGGAAACGGTCAGATCTTTGACCGGGCGGAGGTCCGTAATATGGTTCCCCATAAAATAGGCGGAGACGGCACGCTTTACATACTGCATCCCCTCCAGACTGTAAATCTCCCTGTTGTTTCCATTCAGCTCGGGCATACTCTCAAGTTCGGACGCGGTGACCGGATCCTCCACCGTCCGGCCCATTATTTCCGCGATCATCTGGGCCAGATTGGGATCTGGGAACACCTCTGCGATCGTTCCAAGGGGTTCCTCCAGCTCTGCGGCAAGGGTGGATGCCGTGCCAAACGCCGCGGCGGTAATCGTCATGCAAACCGACATTAAAAGGGCCAGGCCTTTTTTCCATACGCTTGATCGTTTCATCATTCCCATCCTTTCAGACCATTTTAACGATGTTTTTTGTACGAGCTTCCCGCTTTGCGGTCACTTGTATTATATTCCCTCTGTGGCCCTAAAGATGTCGTCTTCTGTCGGAGGGATCGGAACAAATTTTTCTCAGGCCGGGCAGCACGTCCGTTTCCATAAGCCTGTCTATATCAGTAAAAAACGTGCTAACGCCTTGCCGCGATGTACGCGTATGCTCAGACGTGGCACGGATGTTCATAACGACACTTTGCCAATAAAAAATCCGAGTGTCCATATGAACACTCGGATTGGTGCCGGTGACCAGATATAATAATAAAAAATCGTTGATTTATCAATGATCTTTACACTTGTAATAATTAAAGTACTGCAATAGTACTGCAATGAGCACTTGAAATAAGTGGAGAGCACAACAAAAAAGCCGGAGCCCCATTCGGAGCCCCCGCCATACGACTGTATAATAGTCCCCGCATGGGACACGTCGGAGAGAGGTGTGCGGGGCCCTGTTAAATCAAAACGGGGAGCCGTAGAACGACTCCCCCAGCGCAGTCCGAAAACACAACCCAATTTCAGTACTTAGCCAGCATAAATAACTGGAAAATATAAAATTTGTGCGTTCTCTGCCAAACGTCGTGCCTGAATTTCACTTAGAAGAATTTCTGACCTACTTCCGTGAATTTCGCAATGATACGGATTTGATTTAGACGGACAATATAGCACATAGGCCTTTACAGCATTACACATATTCATAGTAATTGACACAATTGATCCTCTAAAATTCTTTTTCATATCTTCTACTGCCTCTTCGGCACTTCGTTCTCCTGTTCTGTTAACTGATAGTCCTCGAGGATCTTTTAAAGCCGCACTTGATAATCTTCCATTAACCCAAAAATCAGGGCGTCTGTTTTCTGGATATACTGCCCTTAGTAATTGTTCTTCATTGTTGATTTTATCGTTCATAGAACATATCAACCGCCTTAACCATTTCCTGCTTTGAAATGTATTGTGTTAAATTTTTTCCATCGTGTGTCAAGAAGAATTCCTTTATTCTATTCCCTTCAAATATCTCAAACTCCAAATAATCTCCAGCCATATTTTCGAATTCGAATTGAATACTATCACAAGCAGTAGGAAAAATATGCGGTTGAATCTTAAATAGCTTTACTAATCCTTTAACTTCACTAATTATTTGCTTTGAAAATCTATGAGCGCCATTTTCGTTCCAGTTATCCTCTAATTTCCCAATTTCATCAATCCGTTTATAGCTCTCTTTTAGATCATTCTGCAAAGTATCACCATCCATGTATAATTTATTGCCATTATACTCTGGTATGGAGAAAACACTTGTCGAAGAAAATAACTTAATATCGGGATTGTGATCTTTGGGATTAAAATTTTGTGTACCACTATACACCACTGTAAAAAAAGCAAGACAGGTTCCTACAGCTATCTGTGTTGAAATTTTCATATTTATTCCCCCTTATATACAGGGATGTTTTGTTCTCCAATTTTATTTTCATTTATGTATAAAGTAAATTTATATATCCCAGAAGTGGATATCCTAAATTTTCTAATATCCGCACACAACATAAATCCTTGAAATTCTTTAGGAACACTTTGATCCTCTGATTTGCGAAGTGTTGCTTTTGCTGAAGGTGACACTTCTTTTTGCGGATTAGTGATCGTAAAAGAAATATCATTATCCACACTTGTGTCTAGGCCTGTTATTCCCACCGCTATTCCAAACGAAATTTCTCCAGGAATCTCTTTGGGTCTCAAAACAACCCTCGGGGAAGTTAATTGAGGAACAAAATTATCTCCGATTTGAACATTATTAATCGATTCGCTCAACATAAACATTGTGATTTCTGCCATATTACTCACCTTCCCTTATTCACAGATACTCTGTTGCACCTCGATGATAGCACGACTTTTCTATTTTTTCAATATTTTTAGACAATTTCCCATTACACCCTCCGATTTTTCGTCAATTTTCTCATTTTAATCCAGTTTTATCGACTGTTTTTTTACGTATCAATATCATCACCATACCTACGACTCCCACTTATACTCCTAACACTCCACATTTTTGCATAATCATACGCAAAAAAATCTTAAAAATTTTCAAAACAAAAAAGCCGGGACCATCCCAAAGGATAGCCCCGGCACACGCACACAAGATATATAGGGGGCTTCTGCCTCCTTTCTTTTTTACTTCTCCTCGCCGTCAGCGCGCGGCTTGTCGTATGTAAGCGCCTGAGCGCTGTCTGACAAGCCCTTGGTGGTCGGGTCGGATATGATTCCGATCGACGCCGGGATCATCAGGACCAGCGTGGCCACGTTGAGCACCTGATCAGCGGTGACACTCAGTTCCACGCCGCACATCGGAATGATCGCGAATACTGCCGCCACCACGGCGGAGATCACGCCCATCCAGAACGGGCCGCTCTGCAATCTTGCTTTCCAGTTGACTTTCATTTAGACATTCTCCTTTCGGTTGATCGGGCTCGTAGGGAGCCGCTTAATATCCTCATAGGCTGTGAGGCCGGTACCATTGCCCCCCAGCGCTGCATAAGGCTCATAGATATGCCGGATGTTGCGCTTGTCATCCAGCGGACAATATCCCTGCGCCATGTAATAGGCGTGGGCAGAGTACAGACGATCATGCAGGATTGCCTTGACGCCCTCACGGACCGCCTCGTCCTCCTGCTGCTGCCGCCTGATGCTCCGGCGCATCGCCCCGCAGGTTGCGGGGACTACCACCCCCACAACCGCGGTAATCAGGATTTGCACAATAGGCCAGATGTACTCCATGACTAAGCTGCCAGCGCCTCCCTCGTCTTCGGCCCAACGATGCCGTCTACGGTCAGGCCGCTCGCCCGCTGGAAGCGCTCCACCGCCGCCTTGGTGCTCGTACCATACTTGCCATCAATCCCAGTGCTGCCGATGTTGTATCCCCGGCGCTTGAGCTCGTACTGCACCCAGCGGATTCCGTCGCCCCAGTCGCCCAGATAGATGTTCTGCGTCGGCTTGCGGTACGGGTTGACCGCCTTTACGATCTGACCCTTGAGCGCCTTGCGGGTGTCGGGGCCTACGATGCCATCCACACTCAGGCCGTAGTCCCGCTGCAGCTGCTTGACGGACGATTCACAGGTGTTGCCGTACTTGCCGTCGATGCCGTAGCTGCCCAGCGAATACCCGAGCCCCTGCAGCTTCTCCTGCACCCACTTGACATCGTCGCCCGTGGTGTAGTTGACAATGTTACGCGTCGGCTCCGGGTAAGAGGGCGCGGCTGGAGTGGCAGATGTGCCGTTGAGCCCCGCCTCCCGGATGATGGCCACATAGTCCTTGTAGGCGATATCCCGGTCAACCCGGCCGGCGATCCCGTCCACGCTCCCGCTGGATGTGTACTGCCACATGCCATACGGATGCTCATAGGTCGCCCCGGCATCGCGCCACTGCGCCAGCCAGATATCAAACCGCTTGATCCGGTCATAGTCCAGACGGTTGCGCAGCCAGTCGAGGCTCGAGTAGAGCGTCGCAAAGTACCCGGCCTTTTCGATCTCCTCCAAAAATGCCACGGCAATATCCGTGATCACATCTTTTCCGAGGTCGCGCTGGGAGGGATCTTCGATGTCAAACGCCACGGGGTATTCAAAGGATTTGCCCCTGATCGTCTCCAGACATGCTGCGGCCTCCTTTTTGGCCCCGTCCACATCCTTGGCGTAGGAATACCAGTACGTCCCAACGGGGATCCCCACGCTTTTTGCGCCCGCGTAGTGGCTTTCGAACATGCTGTCCTTCTGGCTGAGCTCCCGCCCGTAGCCCGCTCGGACCATGGCAAATTCCACGCCCGCCGCCTTTACCTTTGCCCAGTCCACACTGGTCTGGGCGTACGAAATGTCAATGCCTCTTTTTTCCATAATGTTCTCCTCCTTATGATCCATAATCTTGCTTCATGATATATATCAGACGCCAGGTGGTATAACTCGTAGATATCCCCCCGACACGCCCGTAAAAACTCGTCCCGTTGTAACTGAGATTGACTTGATCCGTAGACGCACCAGCGTTGTTGGAGCCCACCTCCAGCGGCGTTTCTTGAATTGGGGAATAGTATTCCGAGTTACCTATTATGGATATTTCCAATTGATCCTTGGATGTGATCCATCCGTCCGGGATCTGTTTGAATCTGCCGGCAATACTGAGAATGCGGCCGTATTGGTAGGCACTTATCAATTCCACGTAAGACGCCAGCGATCCGCTGACCTTAAACAGGGGCTTAAGGTTAAGCAGCACCGGATTATAGGCCGGTCCCTTCGGGCCTGTATCGCCTTTGTCACCCTTGTCACCCTTGTCGCCTTTATCGCCCTTGTCCCCCTTCAAGCCGCCGAAGTCAAAAGCGATCGTCCCATTGCTGACCGTCGCCGTCGCGGACGGGGTGCCGACATTGTTATCTACCGTCACAGTCGCTTTTGTGATGGTCTGATCCTTGAGCGCATTGATCTCCCCCTGCGCGGTATCCATCTCGCCCTCAAGTTGTGTGATGCTCTGCTGCATCTGTGGGACGTTGAGCCCGTCGATTGTGCTGTTGACGGTGTCCATCTCGTCCTCCAAAGTATCCACCCGCACGGCCAGATCTCCGACATCTGTCCCCTCGACTGCCTCCGCCGCCTTGTTGGCTCGGTCGGCCGCAGCGTTGGCCGAGGCTGCCGCTGTATTGGCGGACCCTGCGGCGGTATTTGCAGCGGATGCAGCGCTTTGAGCGGCCTGCGCCTGGGCCTGTGCCTGACTGGCCGCGCTCTCAGCTGCTCCCGCTTGTGTCTGCGCAGCCTGCGCGGCCTGCATCGCACTCGTGGCGGCGGTGTTTGCGGCATTTGCGGCCGTATCAGCCAGCCCCGCTTTGGTGTTTGCAAGCTGCGCCGCAGTGTCAGCGAGAGACGCCTTGGAGTTTGCGTTATCCGCGGCTGTATCAGCCCGGCTGGCTGCAGTGTTGGCCGCGCTGACTGCCGCCGCACTATCCGTCTGCCGCTGCTGTTCGGCGGACTTCCGGGCGCTCTCCTGTGAGACGCGCGTTGATTCCGCGCTCACACGCCCCTGCTCAGCCTTTACGCGGGCCGCCTCGGCGGTCTCAAGATCACCCTTGAGCTGGTCCATCTCGCTTATCTTGGACGTCGCAGAGGACGCCGCGCTGTTGGCTGCATCGGTCGCCGTCTCACAGGCGTCTATGGCCTCCTGCGCTTTGGTGAGCATGACATCAAGCTCCACCCACTCGTCAGACGATTCGATAGACCCTTCCAGATCGTTTTCGTGCACATCCAGTACAATCCCGACAACCTTCAGTTCTACGTCCTCTTTGGTGAGCACGATGGTGCACTTGGCTTTGCCTGGGGCGGCCACGCACTGGCCGGTCAGCGTAAAGTCCACCTTACCGTTCTCCGCGTCCGTAATCTCGCCCGGAAAGTACACCTTTGTGCTGTCGCTCTTGACCACGTACAGCCGCGCCGTGTACCCCGTCAGGTCGATGTACCGGGGTGTTACCTTGGCCACCGACATGACATCCGAGTTGACCCCCGTGCGGTCGATCAGCGTTACGTGCAGGGTGCGGGATTCCTGCTCCCCCTGTACGGCAAATACCGATGTACCCGGATTATCCGTCCATGCGTTCAATTTGAGTTCTACGTCGGTCATTTAAGCACTTCCTTTCGATTTTTGGGTATAGAAAAAGCACCCACCCGAAGGTAGGTGCTTAATCTTGCGGTTCGCAAATGTATCCAAACATATTTCAATCCGCGCTCTCATACAGGGAGCGACAGCAAAAAGAGGTGCAGGCCTCTTTGCATGGTTATTATACCACTATCCCCCCAACTGATCAACACGTCCTATGATTTTTGATTATTAATTGAAATCCACTCCCTAATGTGATATAATCCACAATAAAGGAGTGATGAAACATGAAACTGAAATGGAAACCGTGGCAGATCGTGTTATCCGCGATTGCGGGCGTTGCTGTGATCGGCGGCGGAGCGGCGGGAGTCTGGTACGGGGTATCGAACAACAACGATCTCCCGGAAGAGCCGTCTGTCATGGTCACAGAGACAGTGACCGCCGAGCCGGCACTGGATGAACCGACCGCGACGGCCACTGAAACGGAGACCGAGACAGAGGCGGAAAAGGAGCCCGACGCCGTCATCGTCTATGTCACCCCGAGCGAATCAGAGCCGGAAGACAGCGATAAAGAAAACGATCAAATACGGGTTGATCCTCCAACAACTTTTGAAGACAACCCGGTTCAGCCGGAGAGGCAGCCTTTATAACTCCTAATTCTCCGCACTATGCTTACGCTCCAGTTTAGCTATTCTTTCACTTAATTCCTGTATCGCTTTGGTCAGTACCGGAATAACAGCTTGTGCTCGTACCTGATAACTTTCATTTCCGTCTGGCTGCGTTACCTTGAGAACAAACTCCGGATTGATTTCTTCAAGCTCCTGTGCTACATATCCGCACTTTACTTCCTCGCCGCTGTCTTTCATTGTGAAAGAGTGGTGGGGAATTTTTTCAATTTGTTCCAGCGCGGATATTTTACTCTTTTTTATAGACTTTTTAAGCCGCTTGTCCGATGCCCAAACATCAACGCCCCACGTTTTACTGCCGTTTCCAATTTCCAGGTATACGCCGTTCGAGCCATTCATTAGCTGGAAACTTGTCACATTGTTAAAAGGGATTAGTTGAGGGCAATCTCTAATCTGCACATTGCGGATGGTTGCCCCATTTCCGTATACATGCCCATATAACTGGATAGGATTTGTTTGGTCGTCATGAATCTTAATATAACTATTTATCCCGTCTCCGTCACTACTTTTTACCCCGAGGGCGAGATATGCGCCAATATCCGCATATAAAGCGATATCTCTTCGGCCAGTCGAGACATTTCTAACTGTCCCGACGGAACCCACGAGATCTCCGTTTGATTCCCAATCATATACATTTAGGCGATTATTCTTGATATCTACCGACTTATACCCTTTTGTGTCATACTGTTGAAACGTCCCACTCACCAGCATTTCCCCGGTATCAAAGTCCCAATAGCTTTCGCCGCTGTAGCCCTCAAGCCGGCCGGTCTTGATCTTATCCGCAATAATGGTCTTAGCGGCGATATCGTTGAGGATGGCGTTGCCGTCCTTGTCAAGGCCCCGCCACGTTTTACCGCCGTCGTTGGAGACAGCCACGACCAGACCGGTCTTTTTCCAGATGTTCACGCTGTCCTCGAGCTTCGGCTTGTCGTGGGAGTAGAGGATCACCGACCCGTCGTCCTGTACTTCCTCGGTCGTGTAATACCCCACAGAGGCGGAGGCCATGGCCGCGAACTGCTTGGCGTAGGTGTCATAGAGGTTGATCTTCTGATCGGTCTTTTTTTGTGACGTCTCTACTGCCTGTACACTTAGCCGCGGGACGTAGCCGTTGTTGCAGGAGGGAGTTTTTGAGTACGCACCGATGTTCATCGGCTTCCCCATATAATAATCCACTTTCATGATGTACGACCGGCAGGAATTCCCATGCCGGTCATAGAGCATGATCGCGTCCCCGATCTCCAAGGCGGGATTTGCGTTGATATCGCTGGTAAAAGGCCGGAACGTGAATCCAAATGTCTTGTCCGCGAGATTTTGAATCGCCTGCTCCATATTGTTCTGGATCAGTCTGTTATCGATCATCTCAACAACATAGCCGTCCTCGCCGAACACAACAGTTTCATCCGTCAGGGCGTTTTTCACCTTGATCCCGGTGATAGTCACGTCGTAGGACCACATCGTATCCGGGTATTCTACATTCATACAGGGGCGCTGCTTATCGTCATACCACCGGAGCACCAACTTGCCATATTCATCAAACATGGCAAAGCACCCTGCAAGGCGCGAGATATCTTCAAGCATCTGCCGGCAGGAGTAGGACTGCTCCGCGGGGCGTTCATCGACCACATAATCCATATTCGTGAATTCCTGAGTGGCGAGAACAACGCCGCAGCAGTCGCATAAATCCTGTAAAATCTCTTTCAGAGTAGCGGGGTATTTCAGGCTGCTTGTGTCAGCGTACACTTTTTCGAACGCGAAGGTATGGTCAAATGCCTGAATCGCAATCGTCAGGCCGGAAAGGGTTGATTTTTCTGCGGTGAAGGTGCCCAGACGCACCCACTCGATCAGATTCCCCTTTTCCCAATTCTGTTCGATCACAAGGCCCGCATATATGGCCACCTCCGCACCGTCAAAGCAGGCCGTGGAATAACGGCCGTCATAGTTGTTAAGCACGATACGCAGTTCATCTGCCAGCACGCCGCCAAAGGTGAACTCAGTCGTGGCGGACGAGGTTGAGGAAAGATGCAGTCCGCCCTGAATAAAATCCTGATCGTTCAGATCATAGGCCGTCCCGTCTTTTAAAGTGATCTGCGCCCGATAATGCCATTCGCGTCCCGAACATACGACAACTTCCCTAAAATCTTCCGATACGTTATGCATACCAAATCCTCACTTCTCAATAAAGTTTACGGTCAACCCTTTCCAAATGGTCTCCCCGTGCTGGATCATACACACCGGAGCCGTACGATCTCCGGCATAAAAGGTACGCGTGACCTCCACCCCGTCCCATGGATCCATGTAAGTCACGCTAAAAAACACATTGGCGATGATATTCAGGATCTGAGAGATCTCCTGCGTACTCATGATCCCCCATTCACAATTCAATTTTCGTTTGGTGGTGATCCGGTCTCGAAACATTTCCCCCGCCGCATTTCTGGAGCTTTCGTTGTCCAGATCGGATAGCAGTACCTGTATGGAAACCGGCTGCACCGTATAAACACCGTTTAATTTCATATCTGCTCCTTAAACTGAACTCAAGCTGCGCTGACGGCGTCCAAATACCGAGTTATCCCCAAGTACCCACTCCGTGATCTTCTCGCCCTCAACGTTCAGTGTAATTTGCGTTGTCTGCTGATTCAGACCCCCGCCTCCCTGACGCAGGCCATCCTCCATGGCGCTCTTTACGATGCCGTACAGCTCATGTAGGGGCGTGATCGCCTCCGGGGATCGCTTGTTATCGCCAACCATGGCGAGCGTGGGCTGGCTGACGATTCCGCCGGATGCAAAGGACGGCAATTTGACTTCCTTACCGGTGAACCACGCCTTGATATTGTCCATGGAAAAGAATTCCCCAAGATAGGCAAATCCCTCTTTGAATCCCTCCCAGATGCCACGGAGCATGTCTTTACCGACCTGTAGCCAGTCAGTTGTCATAATCGCCTCAATAAACGCCTGGGTAATGTCCGCGGAGCCCTTAAGGATGATGGGGATGCCCTTAATCAGCCCAGAATACAGCGCCCGGGCGATCTCAGGTCCCTGCCCCTCAACCTGTGTCATGCTATTGAGAAGCCCCTGCACAAGCCCTACAATCAGATTCACACCCGCCTGCAACATCTGCGGCAGGTTGTCCAAAATCGTCTGTACCAGCGTCATCACGAGCTGTACAGCCTGCGGCACGAGGCGCGGCGCCATCGAGGCAATACCGTTGAGGAGCTGTGTGACGATACTGATTCCAGTATTGAGGATCTGCGGCAGGTAGTAGATCATCGCCGCGATCATCCGCTCAATTGCGTTCTGGATCTTCGGTACCAGCTTAGGGAGCTCCTTGTCGAGCCCTTCCAGAAATTTAGTAATAAAGAGGAGACCGGCTTCCAGCAGTTTCGGCGCTGCGGTCACGATCGTGGTGATCAGCGTGACACAAAGGTTTGACGCCGCCACCGCAAGCTGAGGGGCCATGCTGATCAGGCCATCAATCAAGCTGTTTATGATCTTGATTCCGGCATTGGAGATCTCGTCCCAATGATCATTCAGACTGCGTAGGAACGTGTTGATAATGTCCGACGCCGCCTGGACAAACTGCGGGGCCGCATCTGCCACTTTTTTCAGTACCGCCGCGATAAATGCCGGGATTTGCTCGGCAATCTGGTTCAGACGGTCCTTGATGTTCTGCACGATTTGGTCCGGGTCCCCGTATCCCTGATCGAGCGCCCCAAAGTCCAGACCGGTATCAACGGCTTCGCTGTTGTCTCCGAGGTTGTTGATCTCGTCGATACTGGCCAGCTGGGCGGTCTTTTTCAGTTCCTTCTGCGCGTTTTTCAGGGATTCGACCAATTCTGTGGACGCCTTGTAAGTGCCGCCGAAAAACGTCGCCGTAAACTCTGCGATCTTTTTGGTCACATATGCGAGCCCCTGTGCGAGCGCCGTAACGGCAGGCATAACAAAATTGACGATCGGCATAAATGCCGCAAGGAGGTTGATCTTAATCTGGCTGAGCGAGGTCTTTAACTGCTTGTTCCGATCGATCAGTTCTCCCATCAGGTCCCTGAGCCCGCGAAACGCCGCATAGAGCCCCGCCATGAAGATTGCGCTCTTAAAGGCGGACCGGATGCTCCGGGTCAGGCGGCTGACTTTCTGGCCAATTCCCTTGACAACACCGCTTACCTGACGGCTGATTCCCTTTGTGATCCCGCGGACACCCCCGGAGAATCCACTTGTCAGCCTACGGAGTGTCTTCTGATATTCCTTGCGCTTCTGCCTCTCCGCCCGCTGGGTCGCCTGCATATCCCGCATCGCCTGCCGTTGGGATTCCTGCGCCGCTTTCTGTGCCGCCTTGATCTGCTCCTGCGCCGTCTTCTGCGCGGCGTTCCGGCGGGCAAGGTTAAGTTTGTCATCTGCCGCCATCAGCTTGTTGTTGATCTTATCGGACTTAGCCAGCAGCTTAGCGTAATCCTTGTCCTTGGAGACGGCCGATTCCACGGCCGCGTTCAGCCCCTTCGTGTTATCACCATAAAACATGGAGAGCTCGCCACGCTTTTTGTCGCGCATAGCATCAAGCTGCTCATTGACCGCCGTGAGCTCGCGCTCCAGCTGCTGCACCTTCAGCCGGGCATTTTCGACCGCCGGCGTCACCATGCTCTGGGCACTCTGCCCGAGAGATTGGATCTCCTTGCGCATTCCCGCCGTGGTCTTGGAGATATTCTGCGCGGCCTTCTTCGCCGGTGTGCTGATAGACGCCTCAATGGCTGTTTTAATGCCTCCGAATGTTTTGCTCACAGTATTCTGGGCCTGATGAGCAATATTCTGCAAATCCTCTTTCACATTGCATACAATATGGGCAACAAGACTTACCGAGCTATCCTCGTTTTTCTCGGCCATGCATCAACCACCTCCTCTCTTGCCAAACGCCGACGCAAACATGCATTCGAGTGCTTTTAGCTGATCCTTCCAGGCCTCCCGGCTTGTGGGATCGCGGCGCATCTGATTTGCGCGGAACTGCTGCCACTCGCGCCGGATCCTTTTTTGGTCCGGGCTAAGCCTTTTGAGTGCGTCCCGGTCTGTCTCTGCGCGGATCTGTACAATCCGCCCCAGCGGGGTATCTTCCATCAAACCGGAGACCATCTTTGCCCAGTCTGCATACTTTAAATCCCCCTGTTTGGACGGGATGACGCCGTACTGTTTGGCAATGCTCTGCTCAATCAGCACGGCGTCATATTCGGTATCGTAATAGGGATCAGTCGTTGAGTGCTTTTTGAAATCGGGCCTTGACCTGTTCCGGGTCCTCTCCGGTAGCAGCCGCGCCGACCAGCGTGATCAGCTCCGTATAGGCGGGGAACGGGAGATTCATATCTTCGATCTCTTTGGCGGCCTTTTTCCCGAGCAGCAGCTCCAGCATCGCCTTTTCCGTGTCCTCACCCTCTGTCAGTTTGGAGAGCTGTTCCACCGTCTTTTTTCGGTCGTCCACCCTGTAGAGCTTATCCCCGATACGGATCTCTGGGCGGGTGTTGAGCAGAGCCTCCGAAAGTTCATATACTGCCATTGCAAATTCTCCTTTTCAAAAAATTAATTCCCTCCCCGTGGTGAAACAGGGAGGGATTTCTCATGCGCCGGGGGCGTCCGTAAACTCCGGCTTGCCGTCGCTCATCAGATCAAATTCCAGCGCATCGACTGCCGTGGAATCACCGCCGCCCGGAGACGTGACATTGATTACACAGTTAAATTTCAGCTTTGCGCCGCTCGGGAACGTCCAAAGTGCTTTGCTGTCGAGATCCCGACCGCTCTTCCATGCGAGCCCTGCGACATAGTCATTGCCGGGATCGCCGATATACCGCTTGCCGGACAGGGAGATCGTAAACGCCTTACCGGTCGCCAGACGGCGCATCCAGCCCTCCTCGTCCATCGGCGTCCACTCCTCGACATTGCCGTCCATGGACACGCTGAACGTCTCCATCTCCTTGACAATCACCATCTGCTCTTCAGAACCGGTGCGCCCGTTGATGCTGATTTTAAACGCGTTGTCATATACTGGGAATACGCCCGTATTTGCCATTTAAACATCCTCCTTTCGTTCATGCATCTTGATATTGATTACGTACTCAAAAATCCCGTGGTCGTCCTTGTAGACGTCAATGGGCTCTGATACGTCGATATAGCTCACATCCCGCGGTCGGACGGCGCACAGGGCGTCAAATAGCTCGTACGCTCGCTTTTCCGCCTCTACCGGACTGCGCGTCCAGTGGATCAAAACCGTCAGCCATGTACAGTGGGAGAGCGTTGCCTCCGTACCTCCGACACAGATCTGACGGTCTTTGGGCGCGTGCTTGTCGGGATAGATCCCAACTGTTGTGTCTAAATTCCCATCAATGTGGCCGATTGTCAGGATTGGGTCGAGGGAGGGATCCGCTTCAACCAAGATTTCCGCCGCACGTTCGAGTGTCATTTCTTCAGCTCCTCATTCAGGAATTTGCGGAAAGCGTTGGCAAAGAAATCCGAACGTTCCCCGCCATCGCCCCACGGTTCAAACCATTCTGCACCTGCATTCGGGTTGTTGACTGTCTGGAAGTTGTACTCCGGATGATAATATAACCTCCGAGCCTGCGGGGCATCGGTGATAACACGTGTTGTGATTTCAGATCGCTTTTTCTCCACAAATGCGGTGTAGGTGCTGTTATTTTGCATATCGCCTGTGTCGAAAGGCATCACCTGTGCAGCCGTTACATCCGTTAGTGTGGCGTCTATTGCTTTCTCTGCAGCCCGCATCATAGCCTGTTCGATCGCACGGACAGCCCCGTCATTGATCTGTACGTCTGTTCTCATTTTCATCAGATCAGCTCCAGCTTTGTGAAATTCACGCTCCCGTCCGGGTTCCTGGCCCGTTCCGCACGATAGATCCTCCGGGTGATCTCCGGGTTGCCGGCGCCCGCGACTGTCACCGTGCCGGACAGGTCCACCCCCGGGGCAATATCGCCGTCAAAGAGGGCGCAGGCGGACAGCGTGATCAGCTGCCTGTCTGCGCTCATGACCTGACGCGATTTTTCTGAGTAGTTGCACTGCCCGTCGATCACCTTAACCACCTTTGGCGTGCCATCCCGGTTGAGCCCGGATTCGATCGCCACCGTCACCGCTGTATGGCATACGGACGGCGGCACCAGTTTAGGATAAGCGCTCATGACGGACACCTCCAGTCAAATCCGCGGTATGTCAGTCCCGCCGTGGTCAGCAGGGCGTACACCTGATTGGATGTGACCACACCTCCGCGCCGCACAACCGCATCCTCCCGCCAGCTCATGGACACCCCGTTGATCCCGTAGGAGGACAGGGGATTGTCCAGCATGGCGCCGTACTCGTGCAGCCAATGGGCCTGCATACATACGGCGCGCGTGAGGATCTCACGGATACGCGCCGAAAAATCGTCTGCATATGCCTCTGCACGGCCAAAGGTCATCGCGTTGACGTCGTCCTCGGCCCGGTCAATCTCCTGCTGCGTGATCTCCTCGTCCGGATACAGGGCGCCGTATTCATCGGGAGTGGCATATCGGCTCACTGCTGACCGGCGGCCTTGCCGCCCTTGCCTCCCCTGGCCTTGAGCGCCTGTTCCAGTTCAGCGATCCGGTCAAGCGCCTCCTGATACTTCGCGTACGAGACGGTCTTACCTGCTCCCACCTGTACCAGCTTGCCGCTGTCGTCATAGATGTCAAATCCGCGGGCCTGGTATCCCTTTGCTTCGGCGGCCGTGATGGTATATTCCTTGTTCTGTTTCTTCGCGCGCATAGCAATCAACCTCCTACTCCGGACGCCGCATCCGCATTGATCATAATGCCATCCTTGCGGGTATCCAGAACAAACAGGTCGCCGTACTTGCGGTTCTGGTACAGATAGCCGTCTCCCTGCGTGTGACTGCCCGGCGCCCACAGGTTGATATAGCTGTGCTTGTCGCACGCAATCACCGCAGAGGGATGTACTAGGATCATGTTGACCTGGACGGCGGAGGACGCCGGTTCAAAGCCGTCTGTGAAGTCATAGGCAGACTTCATTCGGCCGCTGGGGACCGGCTTAATCGTCACCTCATCCAGGGAGCGGACCCGGCGGTCGATCCCGCGCTGGGCGGATACATCAATCACGCGGGCGATTTTATCCGCCTGCTTGATCAGCGTGTTGATCGCAGGTGTTACATACAGTAAGCGTCCATCCACCGGAACCTCCGCGTCATCCATAGTCTCCATCCACTTGTCAAAGGTGGCCAGGATGTTTTCGATCGTCAGCTTGGTGTTGTCCACCGTGCCGCTTGCCTCCGTAAACTCGCTGTACAGCTTGGAGATCCGGTAAGCATCCGTCTCCGGGATAGCATGTTCCGCCTCAAAGACGTTGGTGATATTGGCCGCAGAAAGAGCCTCGTTGCTCTCGTCGACGTCCATCGCGTCAACAAAAAACTCCACATCGCGGTCGTGCTCGAGCGTCTTGGTCATGTACTCGTTGGCCGCACTCTGGCGGTTAAAGCCGCCATTCCTGCTGTGATCCTTGTACCCACCCAGAGTGATGTACGGAATCTTAATAGTTTTTGCGTTCACAAAAGATACGTTTTGGGTTGTCAGCCCGTCCGTGCAGAGCTCCCGGCTGTACTTCTGCCGGAGTTCCTGCTCAAACCGGGTGACATAGTTTACCGTGTTTGCCATCTGATACAATCACTCCTTTGTCTATTTGTTTCCGAATGCGCGGGCGATGGCGTTGTCATCCGCGCTGTCCTGATTTTTGGAGCCGTCCGCTCCGACCTTAAAGCCAGTGGGGGCTTCCTGCTGTTTTTTGGCTCCCCATTCCGGGTGCCGCTTTAAGACGCCTTTGAGGGCCTTCTCAAGCCCGTCCTGATCCGGGGTGCCGCCATCCTTTTTGAGGGCATGCATGGCCAGAATCACGGCGTCCTCCGCCACGGAGATATCCATGCCGCTTTTGATCGCGGCAAGCTCCGCACGGGCGAGCAGCAGCTCGTCGTTTGCATTTTCCGCCGCCGGTTCTGCCGGCGTCACCCCGGACGTGGATGCGGCGGGCTCGTCACCCGTTTTTTCTGTGGGATTCCCCTCATCCTCCGGCTTTGCACCCTCCCCGTTTTCGGCGCCCTGGGATGCATCTGCCGGCTTCTCCTCAGCGGGTGATGTTTCCGGTTTTGTCTCCTCAGCCGGCTCCGTCTCCGCGGGTTCCTCCGGCTTCTTATCCGCCTCGGGTTCCGGGTTCTTCTTCTCTTCGTCCTTCAAGGTACTGTCCTCCTTTGCTAAAAAATTGTATGAAAAAAGCAGCCCTTACGGACTGCCTATTTCTGAATAAAAAAACTGCCTGTCATTTTGACAAGCAGTTAATATCCCAAATGTGTTTTTCTTAGTTCAGCCGCCCAATTGACGTTGTCATCGTATTCGGGCATACCGAGTTCTTTCTGCTTCCAGAGCGGTTTGTATTCGCGCAAGCGCTCCGGATGCTCATGGGAAAAGAATCCATGATAAACATATTCGAGGTCGTATTCCTCCGGTGTCATCCCGTCCCGCCAATATGGGATTTCAAAAGCGCATGGATGCTTCCAGCTTTCCTCGCTCGCTCTATTCATCTCTGTCAAGGACGATCACCTCCCCGTAGTCCCGGATCATGTTGCGCGTCAAAATCGTTTCACGCAAAAATGTGCGTTCTCCTGCCGTTATTTTACCACTTCTGGATTGATTATTCAACTCTTTCATATCATCCAAATAAAGCACGTCGGGAATAGCTACATTTGGCATAGCCTTGCGCTTCTTTATAACGTATTTCACGCCGTCGTTGCGAATCGCGGCCATAATCTCAATATTGGGCTGAGTAAACAGGGTTTGCAGGTCTCCAATAGACAGAAAACCGTCAGTGGGGTGGTTATGCACAAACGCGTATCGCCCGTTTGAATGGCTCGTGATAAATTCGCGGTACAGATCCCCACCGACCGATCCGCTGTCACCGGCCTCTTCGTAGACTTTTGCCCCGGTCTCCAAATCAATCAGTTGCAAATGCTCTTTCCGGTCCTGACCGCCTGCAAATGCCACCTCATAACTTGCTTTAGATAATCCCGCATTCACGGCGTCTGAATATCCCTTCGCATGGATCGTGTAGTCCGCATCGGGATTGAATTCCACCTCGCGATAGGTATTCACCGTTCGGGCCGCCGGAGATTGATCCGGTACGCCGTGCGTACTCTCCCGCCAGTAATCGCGCCGCAGCACATCGCTGTGTGACGCGATGAATTCGCGGAGTTTCTTTTGGGATTCCCGGACCTTTTGGCGATATTCCTTCCGTTTCTCGGGATCCTGTGTCCCCTCTGCAAGACGTTTCCACTTGCGCACCTCCGTCTCCATTTCACGCTGTTTTGCTTCCAATTTTGCATTCTCGCGCACTTGCCGGGCATCCATCGGCTTGGGGAGCGTGCTGACCCCCTCGTACCACGTAGACAGTGTATGCCGGCAATTGGGGTGAAATAGCCCCGCCCTGACCGCCACAGAGAGCAGTGGATACCAATTCCCTTCGCGGCTCTTGCCCTCATCGCCGCGCCGCTCTCCGGTAAAAGGGACAAACACGTCGTCAATATACACTCTGCCCTGCCACGGGAGACATGTATCCGAACAGGCCCCGTACTGCGACACGAGCACCGTATCAATGCCGAGCTCCTGACGTTTCTGTGCCTCGCCCTGCAAATATGAGCGCGTGGCCGTCGTGCGGAGTGCCATCTGTACATAGTCGGCGATATTATGCCGGCTACCGTTTTTGTAGACAATACAGTTGATACCCTTATCCAGGAAATCCTTAGTTGCCATATCAATAGCCTTCGGCAGATTTACCGCCCCGGCGGACATGGCAAGCTGCGTCTTATTGACCGTCTGACGGTAGACATCGTCCATCATGCGCAGGGCAGCAGATTCCACTTTTTCTTCCGTGCCAAGCATATCCTCAATGAGCGCTTCGTTCCGGCGCCGGTTAACGCCGAAAAAGGAGTTGTCCGTGACCTCATTCTTCAGGGTCGCGTGGCCCTCCCTGAACTGATCCTGTAACATGCTCCGGGTCTCTTTGTCGATCACCGGCGCGTACCGCTGCATCAGCTCCTGATTCTGCTGCCTGAACTTTTCCAGATTGGCGAGCTTCAACGCCTGCCAGGCGGGCCAGTCAAAGCCCTCCTCCTTCTCCCAGTCCTCGTGGGCGGCCAGGTTCCGCCGCAGGGAGCCGATCAGCATCAGTTCGAGCTGTTCGAAAATCCGCGCGATCTCATCCCACGTCAATCAGCTCATCCCCTGTCTGCGGCGGTGAGGCGTCTATCAGCCCCTTCATTTGCCTGATCCGGGCAATCTCCTCTTTTTTCCAGTTCTCGTCTTTGCTGTCACCCCACAGCTCTTCCACCTGAGCTTCCACGCTCATAGTGCCCGCAGTAGCAGCCTTGTTGACCACCTCGACGCGGGCGTCAAAGTCCGGGGCGGCGTACTCGCCAAACTCCACTGTGGGGGCATATACCCCCGGTGTAAGATTGCGCATGGTATCGTAAGTCATGAGCAGGGCGGAAATCAGTTCCGGCAACGTCTTTTCCAGCGCCGTGGTGATCGCGTTGCGGGTGTGCCCTGTAATGTCTTTTTTCTCACGCTGGGCGTCGGCGCTACTCATTTTCCCCACATCTATCCCCAACGTTGCCGGAGAGAGGATGCCCTGCAAGCACATGTCCAGCGTCGCGGTGTATGTGCTGAGATACGCCTCATAGTTGATGTTCGGCTGTACCGTCTGGATCTGCTGCTGCCTGCCGTCGTCTGTAGTGCCCGCGACTTGGATATAGTCCGCGCCATATGCACTTACGCGATGGAGCCTGCCTTTTTCGTCGCGCGGGATTAGGTCCTCCGGGATGTACCGTTGCACACGCCCACGCCGCACAGCGTCCATCCACTGGCTGATCGCCTCGTCATGGGCGTCAAAATCGTCCGTCTTGGTGTCAAAGATGGATTTACCGCGACCCGGATAGCGACTGCTGGAATAGACCCGGAACGGCACGGCCATCATAAAATCCCCGGTGAACTCGACTGTGTCATGATACTGCACCAGTTCAGGGAGCGTCGCAAGCGCAACCTCCTGCTCACCGCGGTACAAGTGTGTCTCGATCCTCCCGCGGGTGTATACCTCCTCGAGCGTGTACGGTGTCGATTTGTGGGACAAGTGCGTATAAAAACGGATTCCGGTGATCCTGCCGCGCCGCATGTCGTATTTGACGCGATCTGCCGGGTAAAACTCGCACAGCGGGTACGGCGATATATCCGGGTCAACAGAAATCTTAAAGGCTCCGTCCCCTGTCACAAGCGTCTGCTGGATCGCTTCGCCTACAAGATCCGCAAAATTGATCTCCTGCGCAATCTCCTCCCACGTCTCCTTGCCCAGACCACCAAAATCTGGGGTAGAGAGGTCGGCCTTAACGATCGACGCCAAGATATCTACCATCATGGCAGGCAGGCCACTGTGGATCTTACGGATCATCTCACCGTGGCGCGGGGCCGTGGCCCAAAAACGTCCGCCCCCGCCCTGCAGCTGGTCGTAAAGGTCCTGCAACTCGTCAGCATCGCCCCTGTACCAGATCTGGTTCTTAATGACGTTCGTTTCCCAAGTCATCCGCTCCTGGATGCTCACCGTCTGCTGTGGCGCCGGCTGGATTTGCAGCCAGTTCCGTATCATCTGTTTCACCTTCTCTCCTATGCGTGACACGATATCAGTCAGCTCCTTTACATTCCGCGGCGGCGCCAGATATCTTCTGTTGCGTACCGCACTGCGTCGATATGGTGGTTATCCACATCGGGATAGCCGTCTATGATCTCCCCGTCCTTATCCCGGGCATATTCGTACTCGCCGAACTCTTTCGCGGTGTCCGGGCACGTTTTGGGATCGATCCAGATGCAGTCAAGACTTTGCAGCCACTTGTGGGAATACTCGACGCTCCCCGGCCCTTTGGCAGCCCCGCGGCAGGTCAAACCATAGGCGCGATAGTCGCCGACACTCTTAGGCTCCGCTGAATCAGCTGTGATGCGGTCTGCGCCCGTGACGCCGTGGTCCCTGATGATCTCCGCCGTGGCAAGATTGCTCTTTCGGCGGGCTGTCGCCTCGTCGAAGATATATAGCGTGCGGCGGGCTGCGTCATAGCACACACCATTGAACGCCCAGGGATCAGGGTAATATCCCCAGTCCACACCGTAGAGCCTGCGGTCGAAGGTTTCAACAAGTTCGGACGGTATCGGTTCAATTTTCAAATTTTCGAATACCGCCGATCCACTTCCGACGATCTCGCCCAGATATTCATGCCTGTATGCAATCTCGTTCTTTTCTTTCAATCGCTCTGCATCCGCCAGAAAACGCGGACCGAGCCATGCCTCTGGAGTGGTCAGATAGGTACTGTGGTGGATTATCTGGTGTTCCCGTCGCTCTGCTGCGTACTGATTAGCCCAGTTTCTGGCGCTTGTCGGGGGGTTGAATGTCTTGAACGTAAAAGAAAAAGGCCCGCCGCGCAGGCAGGACTGCTCCACGCTGCGAATCTCCTCCGGGCCACGGTACTGATCCAACTCCTCGAACCACAGCATCCCGATATATCCGAACGGAACCTTGATGGACTTGACCTTGAACGGATCGTCCAGACCGCGAAAAAGAATCTTTTGTCCTGTGGGGCAGTATGTACACTCCATTGGGGACACCGTACACCGAAATTTTGACGTCAGCCCCAGCGCCGTGATTGCCCAGCAGATCTGCGCATATACGCTGTCGCGCAGTGTATTGCCAACCGCGCGGAAGCATACCCCGTGGCACTCTGGGTGCCGCAAAAGCATCAGGATCATCTCAACCGACGCCCAACTGGATTTGGTGCTGCCGCGTCCGCCACGTGCTACTGCCTCATCAATCTCCTCTGTCTTGATCTGCCGGTGGATGTCATAAAACGCCGGAGAGATAACCTGCGATATTTTAGACGTCGTCAACGATCCTCACCTCCTCATCCTCGGAATGATGCTCTGGGTTATTACTCCACCCCTTGAAGTTATTCGTTAGGCTGAACATTGCACCCCGGGAGCCGTCCCGGTCGTAGAGCCTCGATTCGGCGTATTCCTCACAGCGCGACTTAGCGCGCGTAACCGTGTCTATAAAACGCGGCTTGGCCTGATAATTAAGCAGCGCCTGCCGGGTCGTAAACCCCAACGCAAGCGCCAATCCCGTCACCGTGGGAGGCCGTACATTAATCATTACCGGCTGTCCCCATTTGTCATATACCGGCTGTCCGTCCTCATCACGCAGCATCTCCCCGGCGCACCGGGTAAAATACTCGTCAATCTTTTCCTGCATCTCTTCCGGCGTCTTATATGCCGGGGGACGTCCTGGCTTTTTGCTCACACGCTCACCACCTACCTAAATCAAAATCAAAGCCCCGGCATAAGCCAGGGCGAAAAAAGTCAAAAGAAAATCCCCGCCGGGTTAGGTCAGCGGGGACTTGCGCCCTGCGTCGTCACATCCCGTATGGTGGGAGGACCACCTGCAAGGCTGAGGGGGAAAAAGATAGTTGAGCGGTGAAGCTCTTGATTACACCTTTCTCATTTTAAATTTTAGCAGAAAAAAACCGGAAAAAACGGAATTTTCAAAAATTATCTAAAATTTTATTGTGCGCTTTGCGAACAGCGTCCGCGCTGATCTCATTGTTAAACGCATTGGCGATCTGCTGCCAGCTCTTGCCCCCCAGATACCGCAGCTCAAAAATGCGACGTGTCCTGCTGTCGTCAATCGTCATGATCCAGTCCAGCACCTGCCCGTAAGCGCGCACAAGCTGTAGGCCGTATCGCGTGATCTTACGGTCCAGCGCGTCCAGAGCGCCCCACAGAGGCGCAGCATCCGGATCCGTGCGAAAGTGCGTCTCGCCGGGGATCGTCACCGTGTGCATCGTGTACGGAAAATCCGGGTATGATCCCCTGACATGATCGGGCGGCGTGACGTCCAGCAGCTCATCAAGCAGCTCGTCTCGCTGCCGCTTGAGCTCTCTCTGCTCATCCCTCAAACTGCGCACCTGCATCAGCTCGTGTTTGGTCAT